TGGTGCAAGCCGGACCCGGTTGGCGGCTGGGGTGACGGCCGCCGCGATCCCGACATCTGGTTTTGGGACAACTTCCGCAAGAGCGGCAACAGCGTCTATGTGACGCCGCGAGTGACAATCGGCCACGGCGAGTATGTCGTGACGTGGCCCGGCAAGGATCTTGGCAAGCCGGTGTTCCAGTGGACCACTGAGTACACCAAGACGCACGAGCCACCGGAAACTGCATGGAGAGCCCCGCAATGAGGAAGATACGGTTAGTGCGGCCCTACCGGGCCTACAACAAGGGCACGGTCCTCGACGTCCCTGGCGGGCAGGCCCACGAGATGATTGTCCACGGCTACGCCGTCGAGGAGCGGCAGCAGGATCTGCTCGAGACGGCGACCGCCGAGCCCGAGGTCGAGCAGGCAGACGCGACACCCCGCAAGAGACGCCGCCGCAAATGAGATACCGCAGCCTGACCCGCGAGACCGCGCCGGCCGTCGAGCCCGTCACGCTGGCCGAGGCCAAGGCCCATCTGCGGGTCGACATCTCCGACGACGACGACCTGATCACGGCCATCATCACGGCGGCCCGAGAGTTCTGCGAGGAGTACCTCGACCGGACTCTCATCCACACTCAGTGGACGATGCGGATGGATGCCTTCCCGTGGGAGTTCAAGCTGCCGCGGCCGCCGATGGCGACGGCTGGCACGACAACCGTGACGAGCGTGACGTACACGCTGGAAACGCAGGCCACGGCGACGCTCAATACGAGCGAGTACCGCGTCGACCGCGACTCGACGCCGGGCGTTGTCCGCACCGTCTACGCCGGCACGTGGCCGGGTCACCTGGCCGACGCCAACGCCGTCAGCGTGACATGGTGGGGCGGCTACGGTGCTGACGGCGACAGCGTGCCGCAGGCGATCCGCTCGGCCATGCTGCTGCTCATTGGCCACCTGTACGAAAACCGGCAGGCCGCCGTGGCTACGGGTGCCGTTCCGCAAGACGTCCCGTTCGGCGTAAAGGCCATGCTCGACACGCACCGCTGGGGGAGCTACCGCTGATGGCCATCGACGGCAGGATTACCGTAGACGTCCTGTTCCACGACACCGACGGCACCGCGTCGCTTAAAGTGGTGAGCCTTGAGGACTCGACTGAGTACACGACGGGCAAGGTGGCGATTGTGACGGGGACCGTCGGCACTTCTGCCGTCACGGTGTACAGCGGCGGCACGACGTCGCCGGCCTATCGGGACTCCAGCGGCAGCATCGTGAGCTTTAGCGACATCAGCCGCGTCGCTCTTCTTGGAACGCCGGCCGTCAGCCTTATTGAGCCCGGAGCCGGACGGGTCAACGCCAAGAGCAGCGGCGAGCTCGCCGTCGTCAGCTGTTTCGACTCGCCCGCCACCATGAACGTCGTCAGCGACTCAGGTACTTCCTCGTACACGCTAGTCATCTATGGCTCTTGACCTCGGCAAGATGCGTGAGCGGGTGACCATCCAGCAGGCCACCGAAAGCCGTAACTCGCTGGGCGAGACTACGCTTGCCTGGACGACGTATGCCGAGCGATGGGCCAGCGTCCAAGGCGTCAGCAGCCGCGAGGCCCTCGAGCTCGGCCAGGTCGACGTCAGCGTCACTCACCGGGTGCGGATGCGGTACGTGGACGGGATGACGCAAAAAATGCGGCTTCTGTGGCGTGGCCGCGTTCTAGAAATGGTGAGCCTGCTTGAATACGACAACCGCAGCGAGCACGTGGCGGTCTGCGAGGAGTCTGTTGCATGAGCCAAGGCGTAGAAGTCAAAGTCGAGTTTCCGCAGATGGAGCAAATTCAAAAGGCCTTTGCTGCATTGCGTGGCAACATCGCCGCGAAGTACATGGCAGCGGCCCTCGGAAAGACAGTGGACCCGGCACTAAAGGCCCTGCGCAGCAACACGCCAAAGGGGCCGACCGGCAACTTGCGGCGTGCGATCCGCAAGAAGACAAAGCGGTACGTGAAGGACGGGGCCGGCATCGCCATGGCCGGCTACACGGCAGCACCCAAGAAGCGGGGAGACGGGCTCAAGGGCAGCGAGAAGGGCCATCACCAGGGCTGGCTGGAGTTTGGCACTAAGCAGCGATTCACCAAGGGGCCAATCGCGTCTCGATACAAGGCCCTCGGCGGCTCTATCAAGAAGCTTGGCAAACGCAAGCTTCGCACTCAGCCCAAGCCGCCCAAGGGATTCGTGAAGCGAGTTCCTGACGACGAGCGAGTCGACCTCGGCAAGTTCCCAATCGGCGGCAAGAAGGGCAAGCCGCCGATTCGCACCGCGTACAAGCAGACGCTCGGCACAATGAAGGGCTTGATGCCGCGAGAGATGACCAAGTCGCTGACGAACGCCCTCGAGGAGATGGCCCGACCTTTTCCGGTCAAGAAGTGATGCTCAAGTCACCAGAGGCAGTTCTGCTCCGAGCCATGCTGGCGGCGCCGGCGGTCGCCCGGCTTATCAGCCGCCGCGTCTATGCAGTGATGGCACCGGCGTCGGCGACCTATCCGTTTGTCGTCTACCGCCGCAGCACGATCGACCGCGAGCAAACGCTCGGCCCGCCGATGGGTGTTCCCGAGGTCTCGATTGATTACGAGGTGTACGGGCAGACGTACGAGCAGGCCCGCGAGGCGGCCGATGCTATCCGCTCGACTCTGGATGGATACGGTGGCAGTGCTCTAGGCTGCACGGTGTCGCAGGTCGCTTTGGACAACGAGCAAGACGACTTCGTGACTTTGCAGGGCGGCGACCTACCGCCGGCGTATCAAATCACCTTGACCTTCGACGTTTGGTGGCAGGAGAGCTAATACATGGCGACGACGCCGCATGATTCACCGGGGACCGGGCTGACGATTGGCTCGAGCACGTTTACGCTCACGAGCGTGACCGTAAACTTCTCGGACGTCTCAGGCGAGACCGACCGTATTGACGTGTCGCACCTCGGCCAGACGACCGGCGAGGAGATCCTGACGCAGGCCCGGCCGCTCACCGGCTCGGCGACCGGCGAGACCGGCAAGGAGCTCAGCTTCGACTATATCGGCACGACGCAGCTGGCCGGCGGCACGACCGGTGCCTACGCGTTGACTGGAGCAGTGGCCCTCAGCGGCAATGCCACCGTCGTGAGCTCCAGCGTCACCCTGGCCGTCAATGACGTGGTGCGGGGCTCCGCCACCGTCCGGATCGACTAAGCCGGGAGGCCCGGCATGGCGACCTACTCGACGGGCATCTCGGCGACCTGGGGCGGCGTCGCGTTCGTCGATGTCTATGACTTGGCCGTACCGCTTTACGGCAGCGTCCGCAGGGACCGTACGACCAACGCCAACACGCAGGGCTGGAGCGATGCGGTTGGCACCGTCTCAATCTCCGCGTACGGCAGTGCCAACATGAACGTCTCGGAATACGGAAAGCGGAAGTCACTTGTAATCAGTGGCGGCGGGGCCGGCTTGACGAGTAACGCAGTATGTATCGGCATCACCGTGACTCCGCAACTAAACGGTGTGACGCGGTACACATTTACGGCCCAACTACTGGATACCTGACATGGGATTACGCAAGCAGTTTGAGCACATCGCCAAAGGCAAGCCGCCGCTGAAGGTGACTGTCGAGGGTATCGACGTCTACATCAGGTGCATCTCGATTCGCGAGCGTGACGTCTGGGAGCAGACCGTCGCGCACGTGCGAGACCGCACAGTCGATGACATGCGGAGCATGTACCTGGCGTTTGTGTTGTGCGAAGAGGACGGGACCAGGCTCTACAGCGACGACGAGATTGGCGAGGTCGGAAAGTTGTCGAGCTCGGTGCTCGGGCCGCTCTTTGACAAAGCCCTGGCGTATAACCGCATGTCGGAGGCGGACATCCGAGAACTGGCGGGGGAATCAACGCCCGGCCAGTGAGGCTTTTCATGCTGCAGCTGGCTGGGCACCTTGGCAAATCACTCAGAGAGATAGAGGCGCTCGATTGCGATGAACTTGCTCACTGGATGGCATACCACCGCTATTTCCGGCCGCTGTCTGACCCGTGGCAGCAGACCGGCGTCGTGGCAAGTGCCGTCCTGGCACCGCACGCCAAGCGGGGCCGCGAGCCAAAGCCCAAGGACTTTATCCCGGTAGACGCACCGCCGCAGCACCGGCATCAAATGCATGACGAGTTACTGCGACTAAAAAGAATGCTAGGCAAATGAGCACTGCCCTCGGACTTGCGATGCAGATCAGTGCCAACACGGCACAGCTGGGCGCAGCAGTCCAAGACATCAACAAGCGTCTGGACCAAATGGCCGGCAGCGGCA